AGCTTGAAGCGACGCGCGAACGACGTGTAGACCTCGACCATCACGGGGAGAGCCGGCTGGGCCATCTGCGGCGCGCTCTGCACCAATCCGCCCATGGATGTCGCGAACTGCGCCGTGCCCGCGAGGAAGGTATTCATCTGCTCCTGGTTGCGGGTCATGTCCGCCCGGATCGTGGAGTCGTTCTCCACGTCGATGCGGTAGCCGCGGAGCAGATCCGACCGGAAGACCTTCATCACCTCCGGCCACATCTTCTGCTGCTCGTCCGTCTGGGGCAGCGAGGTCATGACCGACAGGTTCTCGTCGGAGTAGTGCTTGGCGTAGACGCCAACGAAGGCGCGGATCACGTCGCGGCACAGCGCGCCGATCTCGTTCTGCCACTTGGTGATGCGGATCGAGCCCTGTTGCTGCTTGATCTGCGACTGCCCAAGCTTCTCGCGGGGATCGACCTGCCCCCGCATGATGTCGCCCACGCCGGAAATCTGGTCGACAACGGCTTTCACCTGGTCGCGCTGCAGGTAGAGCTGCTGCAGCGCCGCAACGGTCGGCTCCATGGGCCAGACCCAGACCGACTTCTCGAGCCCGCCGGCACCGGCCTGGAATGCGGTCGCGCCATCACCCGCGGCCACGAACTGCCCGTCGTCGCAGGTCTTTAGCGCCTCGAAATCGCCCGACAGCGCAGGGTCTGCAAGGCCGCGGACCTTGAGCTGCTTGACCAGCTTCTTGATGCGCGCCGTGATGTCGTTCAGCTCCTCCGCCTGCTTGCGGAAGGCGTTGTAGGGCACGAGCGGCGTCATGCTGGACACGCGGCTCGCTGGCAGCAGCGGGCGGAACGCGGGGAAGAAGCCGGGTATCTTCAGGGGATCCTTGATCTTGAGAAGCGGCTTCTCCTTGTGCTTCTCGCAGATGAACAGGACCTCGCGATTGTCCCTGTCCCAAACCTCGTAGGTGCGCGCCGTGCGCTTGATGCCGGCCTCGTTCACGTCCTTCTTGGCGCCGTCCTTGGACGTGTCGCCGTCGCTGAGCTCGATCTTGGAGCCGATCTCATTGTTGAGCCGGACGAGCTCGTCGCGGGTCAGATCGTGCTCGAAGGCGATCCACGGCATCCTGGCCCAGGAGAGCGCCGGACCCTGGATGAACTTGTCCCACTTCACCCGCTCGACCGAGGTGTCCTTGTGGCCGTTCTCGTGGGGCACGAAGCGGAGACGGAGCACGCCGCGGCCGGTGACGTAGCTGTCCCGGATGCAAGATTCGATCTCGGTGTCGAAGTCGAACTGGTCGAAGTTGTAGTTGAGCGCCCGCTCGCAGAGGTCGACGACCTGCTTTGCGACCGGATCGGCATCTCCGTAGCGCCGGCGGATGTCCGGCACCGGCTGCGAGTTGTAGAGCGCCGGTAGAAGCGTCTGGCCGTTGGCGTAGAGGACGTTGAACGTCGTGACGTCCATATCCTCGCTCTCGTAGATCTTGATCGCGGTCTGGGCGTCCTTGCGCCAGTCCTGCTCGTCCTCCTTCCGCGCCTCGATCTTGCGCAGCCACAGCTCGCACTCGGTCACACCCTCCGCGAGGGTCTTGGCCTCGGTGTCGATCTGCTGGCGGGATTCCTCAGCCACGGCGCTTCATCTCCGCAAAGCGCTCGACTTCATTCGCCGCAGCGTGGGCCAGATATTGGGGCGTCATCTCCCCGTTTCGCCGCAACGCTGCCCGATACGAGCTGCGGATCGAGGCAAACAGGCACCAGAGCTGCCGTGCAGTTAGGTCAGCCATTGGCCTCGCGCTTCCGCTTCTTCATGTTGATGATTTCCATGACGGACATGTTCGAGGTGAGAACGCCGTC